GCTCCCGTTGGACCGTTCCTGTTTTTTGACACGAGTAATTCTCCATCCTCGTGCGTGACGCATTGCTCTCGTTGTGGTCTACTTATCAAAATAACCGCGTCTGCGTCTTGCTCAAGTTGCCCTGATTCTCTAAGGTCGCTCAACTTTGGCTTGTCGTTTTTCTCAGACTCTCTTCTTAACTGGGCTAGACATACGACTGCAACATTTGCGGCTCTTGCTGATGCTTTAAGTTTTGCAGAACATTCCGTGATAAGCATATACCGACTCTCTCTTTGTTCACGGCTGTCGGGTCTAATCAATCCAACATAATCGATGATGACAACTTCAACTCCGTGCCTGCCAGCTTCTCTGATCTTTGAACATACTTGAGAAATTGTTTGTGATGGTGGGTCATAAATTTCCATGTCCCATTTTTTTAGATTCTTCATAGCATTTGTTATTCTTGAATGCTCAACAGCGTTCGGCTGTTGCTCGTAGCTTGCTACCTGATAAGAAGTGCGTGAAGCCTCTGCAATGAGCCTTGTACTGACTTGCACTGATGTCATTTCCAGCGAAATTAAAAGAGTTTTGTGACCGTTTTCTGCTAATCCGCTCATGATGTTGCAAGCCAGCGCCGTCTTTCCTGCTGAAGGTCTGGCTCCGACGATGATAAATGACTGCCTCTGCAAACCACCGATAGTCTCATCTAGTTTTTCAAATCCAGTCTTAGCTCCTCGAATGCCTGGGTTTTGGTGATTAATCATCTGCTGGTCGAGCAACTCATTGAGTACCGTTCCAATGCTTTTAGATTGATCCGCATGGTGTTGTTTGAGTTCCTTGAGGGAATAGATTCCTTCTTCCAACTGATCAAGATCAACTGAGCCTTCAGCAACTCCTTGCGTCAGGCTGTGTAATTTCTGATGGGTTTGCCTGTGAATATGCTTATCAACAACGCATTGAGCGTAGTATTCGATGTTATCAGCCGCTTCCTCTGCATTATCGATCGCGTCCATCATGTCTGCCCAGATTCCGGATGGTAATTTCTCCTCCATATCCCCGACCCTGATAGCAAGAGAGGCAAGACTTAACGGAATATTTTCTTCAACCATCTCAAGAATCATGTCCCAGATTTTGCCTCTCCAAATATTGGAAAAGTAATTTCCGTTAGGCAGTAACTTGACAGCCTTTCCTACAGCCTCCTCTCCTGATTTTGGCTTGAACGTGGTATCGGAAGCAAAGCATCCCAACACTTTATGTTCCGCCGCTTTCAGGGCTTCGTCTTGATAATTTACTTCATCAATCATAGTTTCGGCATATAGTTTTCAGCGGGTTGTTTCTTCATATCGTCAGCATGGTTACCAGCCCATCGTTCAGCAAAGAGCTTGAGGTCAGCTCTCCAGTCCTTGATCGGATTGTTGTATCGTGTCAGCCAACCATTAGAACTCCGATCCCAATGCCAGCGCTCGACCACATCATCCACTATGGGCAGAATAAGTCTTAACCTTTGCATTTTAGGAAATGTCTCCTTGGCAAAGACTAAGGCGGAGATGGAGGTTGGATGAACGTCTTCCTCTATCTCCATCTCCATCTCCTCTTCTCTTATTTCTTCTTCTCTCTTCTCCTCTCCTCTGGTGTCTATCGTGTCACGCTCCTCCGTGACGGCATTCTTTCTAGATTTAGCCTGCCTCTTTTGATTTAGCGCCCTTGTCTTAGCTGTACTACCATTATGTTCCTTATAATCAATAAATTGCAGACCATCCTTTACTTCTTTTATCCAGCCGACCTCCGCCATGGCTTCCGCTAATTTCTCAATTCCAATCATAGAGTTTAATGTCTCGAATGAAAGGTGTTCAATGAACCCTTCATCGTCTGCATGACCATCAGCTACCATCCATGCGTGAACAATAGCACCTAAAGCCGTTACGTTTGTCACGCCCATGCGTGACGCAATCATTATCATCTTTGGTGAGTGTCTTAATTCTGTTCTAACTTTGATCCACATAAATTGTTTTTGTAATTGTGAAGGGTGATTTGACCCCTTTTCGTTTTGTAATTCTTAACGGTCCAAACCCGTACTTCTTCCAGAGCCGTGCCTTGAGCCTAAAGCCCTCCGTTTCTACACCTTTGACATCTTCATAGATTCGCACTCCGTTCTCGGTATAAGCAAAGTCAGGCTTATAGCCAATCTCTGCCCTTGATAGTGATGTTTGTGGTTGAAGCTCCAACTCTTGAATGTCGCCGTCCTTCTCCATAACTTTGAGCTGCTCCGCTCTATCTCGTTCAGCCTTCGAGTCAAACATCCGCCCCTCGAAAAGAAGTGAACCTGCTTTTTTAGCACCATACTTGTTCTTTCTCTTAGGGACTTTCTTGAGAACTTTCCTTAGAGCCTCATCCATCAATCTTATTCATCAGAAAGTTGTTGATAGCTTTCGTTCGCAACAAATCAATCTCCTGCGCACGACAAGAATGCTTCATTTGAAGGATCATAAAAAACAGTCCCATGAACACAAAAAATATAGTCGGAAAAACTAAACCAAATGCCACGGTGCCTATGCAAGCAACCAGACAAATGATAACGAGCCTATAATAAAATGTAGACTGCTCTAGGGATTTGTGAAGCTCGCTTCGCCAAACCCTAAGCTGATCACTGCTTACGCTATTTGGCACGTCTCAAGCCTTTCCTTAAAGGTATGCCAATGTCTTCGCAACCTTGTTTTAGTGAATTAATTGTGAAATACTCAGTAGATTTGTCAGCTCTCCACGATCCTGAGAAAAAATCTAACTTGCGCATTCTGTAGAATTTTGAGCGGCTCCACGAACTTTGAGTGTTCTCATTTAGCCAGTCAATACTATTGGTTATATTGAGTTGGGTCTTCATTATAATTGTTGACTCATTATTAAACATACCTTAACAATGTCAAAACAATTTAACACGTTTCAGACTGTGTTAGCACTAACAGTATCGCCAATCTATTAATACATAATAAGTTATGAATGAAGAACAAACAGAAAGTTTTTTTCACGTTGAGGTTTGGAGGGAAAACGCATTCCACTTCATTAGCCAACTAGAAAAAGGTCAAATATTGTCGGCTGATAACATTGTGGAGTTAGCCGAAAGTGACCCTGAGTTAGCATCGCCTCCACCAAGGGGAACGTGGCAAATGCCGATAGCTGAGGCTGAGTGTGTCGATAAACTGATCTTTACAGGAAAGGTTGGACCAAAGGTTCCTTATTTGCCTATCAATCCAATATACGAGGTGGCTTGAAGTTGTCTCATCTCACTCACCCCCTAGGGAATTATGAGACATGAGACGAGACTGATTTTAAGTAGGTGGCATAGTATTATGCCATTGCTCGCCTTCTTCTTTTGTTATTTCACCCAAGTAATTTGATTTTATAATAGAGGGGGAGTTGTCACTTCTAAGCCCCACTTCGCCTATTTGTACTCCGGTAGCAACCCATGAGCTAATACAGGTATGGCGGTAGCCGTTTGATACATGATCCAGACCGGAGCGCTTCGATGTAGCTTCAAGCCGTTTACTTACATACTTTGCTGACGTTGTGCCAGCGATTGAGCCTCTTGAATCTTCATCGGCTCCGGCGTACCTAAGCCAAGCTTCAAGGGTGGGGGAGATGGCTACTTTTCGGTGAGCTTTGTTATTTTTTGAGACTGAGGCAGGAATTCTCAAGTATCCGGTTTTCCAGATCACATTATTCTCCCAAGTTATTCTTGAAATTTCGCTTACTCGGCATCCAGCGAAAGCAGCGAGAGCAATCATAATGACAACATCTTTATTCTTGGACTTACACCTCATCCTGCTGGCTGTTTTGAGGAGAGTTGGCAATGACTCAATATTCCACAAATGGACTTCTTCTACTCCCTTCTTGGAGCGTACTGCCTTTTTTGTCAGAATATTGGCTACGTGTGAACCGTAGGGGAGGTACTTCATCATCTGACTGTAGTTAAAAAACTCTATTATCCTTGCCTGATAATTATAAACTGTTCTGGGCGCACGACCTGAAATAATACTAGTATTCCACTCTAAAATGTCTTGTTCGGTAATTTCGTGAATATCAAACGGAAACATTTCAGTAAAAGATAAAACCATATTCAGCCCACTAATTGTTGATTGCGCTCTATTTAAATCTTTTTTATTCTGATAAAGCTCTCTCCAAATATCTACGGTTGATTTAGGAGTAAACTCTTCTGGTTGTTTTTTACGATTGGATAAAGCTTCATTTATAAGGGTGTCAATACGCAGGCGCTCTGGGGAATCCTTCATAAGAGCGAAGGAATTTAGAAGATCAACGGCTGTTTTATACTCATTAAGTTCACGTCCAGTTAATGTAACGGAATTTCTCTCTTTGGTTATTTTTGTTTTCCTAGCCTCAATCTTCGCCTCTTTGACCGTTTTAAATGTTTTGCGTATTCTTTTGCCGTATGCAGACCAAGCCAAGGTGAATGAGCCGTTGTTTGGATAAATTGCAAAGGACGTAGATCCTACTTTGAGTCTTTCTATATTACTTGAGTCTTTCTTTTTTTTAATTGGCATATTTATGTCAAATTATGACACTTATATGACACATTGTAGCACAGAAATAAAGAGTTTAATCAGGTGTTGGTGTCATCAATTCTTCAAATACTGCTATTATAGTATATAAAGTGAGTCATTCTTTAAAGATAGATTGGGTTCGAGTCCCGTCCACTCCGCCACTGCAAGTGGTTATTTGTCAATGAGTTACAAGGGTAGCCATTTTTCTTATGACACTTTTATGACATAATATGAGAAAGGTTAACCTTTGATTACAATTGTGACACATTATGAAACACTTTTCTCTTGCATAGAAATGAGTCTACCTTTAAACATGGAAACATAACACCACACTTAAAATAATAAATGCCAAAACAAGAGAGACGAGTGACCACCACTTTTAGGTTGCCTGAGTCAGATAAAATAAAAATTGAAAACATCTTAGCAAAACAAGGGGAAACTTGGCAAAGTTACCTAGAGCCAATGGCTTACAGCTTACTTAACAAAGGTAAGGAAAAAAAGTTATGGGCTGAAACTACTAGAGACAAGGCTATGGCGGAAAACGCCGCGGCAAGTATTGAACTTCTAGAAAAAGCCATTGTTAAGCTAAAAAATTTAAACAACAACAAAGGTTACAGGGGATTGCGATCTAAAGATTAATTACTCAGTTATTATCGTAGATAAGCCTTCATCGGCTGGGTTATAC